CATATGCCTAGACTCAGCCTTTACCGTCCAGAACGAGGAAATGATTATAAATTCATAGATCGTCAGATCAGTGAAATGTTCGCCATTGGCGGTACAGATTTCTACTTACACAAATATTTAGGAGTAAAAAGTTCAGCAGAAAATGCTAGCGCTGCTACTCCTTTTTATACCAAAGATGGCGTCAATCCCACTTATGATCCCACTCAAATACAAGATTTACTGTTATTAGAAAATAGAGATAGAAAATATGACCCTAGTATCTATAAAATTAGAGGGCATTACAATGTACAAAATTTAGATTTTAATCTTAGTCAGTTTGGCCTGTTTATTGACAATGACACTGTGTTTGCCACTGTACACATTAATGATTGGATACAGACCATAGGCCGTAAACCAATTAGTGGTGATGTTGTCGAAATGCCTCATCTAAAAGATGAATTTGCTCTAAACAATTATAACATTGCCTTACCAAGATATTTTGTCATTGAAGACGTTAGCAGAGCCAGTGAAGGGTTTAGTATTACTTGGTGGCCACATTTATATAGATTAAAACTTAAGAAAATTACAGACTCACAACAGTTTGCTGACATATTGGATCAACCTATTACAGATGCCAACGGTGATCCCACAAACCAAACCCTACGTGATGTATTAAGCACCAAAGGTAAAGAATTAGAAATTAATGACTCAATTATAACTCAAGCCGAGGCTGATACACCGCTTAGCGGCTATGAAACTAGACAATTTTATACACTGGCCATTGATCCTATTAATGGTAATCCCATATTAGAAACAGCAGATGACAATATGACTCCACCTGATGCCAGCAGTATGGGACTTGACACTAGTAGAATACATGGTCGTGCTGTTAGAAGCGGATATGTAGGATACTTACTAGGTGATGGATTTCCACCTAATGGCTATGATTTTGGTCATGGAGTAACTTTTCCAGCTAGTCCATACCTCAATGATTACTATCTAAGAACTGATTTTGCACCAAATAGATTGTTTAGATATGATGGCGTTCGTTGGATCAAAGTAGAAGATGCAGTACGTCATAAACTGACCAATACTGATGATCGAACAACTCAAAAAACTGGCTTTATTAACAATAATAATGTGAACATTATTGGTGGCAAAGAAGTTCCAGAAAGACAGGCATTGAGTAAAGTACTTAAACCTAAGGCAGATTTCTAATGCAATTTTTTTATGATGGGCAAATAAGACGTTATCTTATACAAACTATAAGATTACTCAGCAACTTTGTTGTAAAATATGGTGACGGCACCCTAGCAAGAGTGCCTGTTATGTATGGCGACCAAGATCGTCAAGTTGGAAACATTTTAAGACAAAACAGTGAAAATAAAGTTAATAGTATGCCAAAAATTGCTGTATATATTAGTAGTCTTGAAATGGAAAAAGATCGCCTAGCTGATGCAACCTTTGTAGGCAAAATGCACATAAGAGAGCGTGATACAGAGTACAATCCAGAAACAGGCAGAGATGAATATACCAGCACTGAGGGTACTAATTACACCATAGAAAGAATCATGCCTACCCCTTACAAACTCACAGTAAAGGCAGACATTTGGACATCGAATACTGAACAAAAATTACAAATTTTAGAACAAATAATGATGTTGTTCAATCCCAGTCTTGAAATTCAAACCACTGATAATTATGTAGACTGGACAAGTTTAAGCGTGATCTATATGGATGGGTTAAACTTTAGTAGTCGATCAATTCCAGTAGGAACCGATAGCCCAATCGATATTGCTACTATGACGTTGAGCATGCCTATTTGGATTAGTCCTCCAAGTAAGGTAAAACGATTAGGTGTTATTGAAAGTGTTGCTATGGGAATGTTCAGTCAAATAGGCAGAGGCAGTGGCGGATATATTGATGGGTTAGGCGTAGATGATGGCGGGGCAACTCCTACTCAGTTAAACAATGTAGGTGCCACTGCCACAGTTATAGACAATTACAATCTTATTGTTTATGGCGGGCAAGCTAGAATATTTTATCCAGATGGCAGCGGATCACATAAAGATGATTTAATTAATGTTGAAATAAATTCAGAACAAAGAGTTAATTGGAATTTGATATTTGACAAACATATTGGTCAATGGGACTCTAGAAATAGTAAAATATTCTTACTTCAACCTAATGGAACACAAGTTATTGGTACTATTGCTATTAATCCATTAGATCCAACTATATTAAATATAGAATGGATAACAGATACTTACCCAAGCAACACTGATATCGCCAGCGAATATAGGCCCAATAGCCCAGGAACATTTGATGCTATTATTGATCCAAAAACTAAAGGTCCTAATAGTGGGTTACCATCATCCACAGTTGGTACTAGATATTTGATCATTGACAATATTGGCGGTGGCATACGTGAAACTTTAATTGCTGAAAATTCCAGTAATAGAATAGATACTACTATAGATTATAATAAAGTTTTAAGAACAGAAGTATACGTAAATAACATTCCAGTAGATTTTGAAGTATTAAATATTCAAGGAAAATTAGTAATTAGATTAGCTATGTCAGCACAGATAGATGATACTATAACCTATGAATTATTTGTCAATCAACATGGGCCTAGTGCTTGGCAAAATCAAGATGGCAGTGATTTTATAGCTAATACGAACGATATTATTGAATGGACTGGTTCAAAATGGCGTGTACTATTTGATAGTACTGCATCAAAAAATATCATACGCTATTTGACCAACATATATACTAACGTTCAATACAAATGGAATGGAGTTAGCTGGGTTAAAAGTTTTGAGGGTGAATACCTTAAAGGATATTGGCGTATATTGCTATGAAAGAAAAAATTGTTTGCAGCGGCGCACTTTTTTATGCTAAAAATACAGGACGTATTTTACTATTACAAAAAGCTAATGGCAAACATCGAGGCACTTGGAGCTTAGTTGGTGGCACCAACGATGCTGGCGAGAACGCTTGGCAAGGATTAATGCGTGAAATAAACGAAGAATTAGGGTTTATTCCAGAAATTTTAAAATCAATTCCATTAGAAACATTTGTCAGTAATGACAGCGTGTTTAACTTTCACACATATCTATGTTTGGTTGAGGATGAATTTATACCAACTATCAGTGACGAACATGCAGGATGGTCTTGGAGCACTATTGATTTAGCCCCAAGACCATTACATCAAGGATTACGTAGTAGTTTCAGTAATCGTGTTATTAGAACTAAACTACAAACAGTATTTGATGTAATGGATCTAATTTAAAAACCTACATATTTACTTCTAATAAATTCTAAGTCGTAACGCTGTTCGCTTAGGTGATGTGGCTTACCTTCCCATGGTTCAAAGGTAGGCCAACAAGTGCGCCAATATTCTCCCCATTTATTAGTCAAATAATCAATGTTCAAGTCACGAGCTGCATCAACTTTTTCTTGAAATTCTGGATCACGTCGACGTGTATTACCACCATAAAAATGATATTGAGTTTTGTCTCCAGCCCCGTGATAATAATTAGCATCTAATCCTAAAATTTTCTTCACAGGCTTATGCACAAGACGCATGATATAGTCGTCATCCTCACTGTATGCTGGATACATGTTCTCATCAAACAATCCATAGTCTCTGACAACAGTATCTCGAATTAAAAACAGATCCCAACTGCCCACACTAAAGTCACCACCGTTAGCATGAATCATTCCCACTTCTGGATCACCAGTTATTTTATGATGCATTTCAGCCAATAACCCTGGTCCAAAACTCACATCATCATTTACAATGACCCAATATGGAGCCATCATATAACTTTTAATAATTAAATTCCAAGAGAATGACACGCCCATATTAGCTGGCATGTGACATACATGAATTTTCTTAATATATCTGTGTTTGATTTTAGCTAAATTATCAAGATCTTCTGTGATTTCACCTTTGCCATTGTTATTAACAATGAAAAAATTCTCTACGGGAAAATCCACACTGGCTAATAACCTAGCTACCCAATATGTATCAAATACTACTGCTGTGCCTATTACTGGAATCATTATTGACCTCTACCTGATAAAACGTAATCTTCGCCTTTCTTAGCCTTGTCATTGATAACAATCATCTTGTTTAATATATCCTTATCAATATATTCAGCACATACCCACCAATCTTCATAATTGCGCCATTCATCTGGTGCAATGTCATTTACTACTAAAGTATATCCCTTAGATTTTAAAAACTCTCTTGATAATTCTCTTAAATCTTTTCTGTCTGTATTATAATGATCGTGCTCGAAGGTAATAACTTTGAATTTGTATTCGTCAAACGGAATCTTTTTCAATATTTCAAAAGTTACTTCAGCTGGGTCACAATCTAATTGAAGATAATCTACAGCTGGACCTAAATTCATTTCTCTAATAATCTTAGCGTAATCAATTTCTAAAGCATTCTTAATTAGGAATGGGGTGCGTCTTTCTGTGCTAACTTGGCGTTCATCTAAATCGATACTGATGCCACGCCAGTTAAATTGCTTTTCTAATAAAGCTGTATTGTTGCCATAAAAAGGTCTACCAGCACCAATTTCAATAAATGTGCCATCTCTTTTACCGTTTAACATACTTAAAACAAACATGTCTTGATATGCTTCACTATAATTTGTTTCAATAGTTTCTGAACCTAGAAACTTATGTCTTAATTTATGATGTTTAGACGGATCAAAATTATCAAAAGGAATCTCTACATAATTACTCATGTATTTTAAGTTATTATAGATGATCTTTTTATATTCCTCTGAAAGTTCCTTTGACCGCATTAGTTCTTTGAACAAACTACGAGACTCATCACATAATCCACAATGCCAACTGCTTAGAGCTTTTTGAAATCTAATAGCATCGCGACCTGGATAACCCACATTAGTACGTAATCCAAACTGAATATCTTCAGCAACACTCTCGCCAATACTGGCTGCTGTATAACTTTCATTCCAATGTCCATCATCTGGCTTTCTTTCATAAAACCTACTGAGATGATAATAGGCTTCAGGACGTTTTGGCTGAATAGCCACTGCATGAAGTAACAATCCTTTTACAGTAAAGTTACGAGAACCCTGTCTTTCAAAACATAATGCTGCTCTAATTAAACATTCATAACGTAAAAGTTCATCATTAGTGCGTTCAGCTGTTCTTAAAAAGTAACTGACTGCG